AGGTCTGCATACGGATTCTCCACATAGGGTCCTCGTTTGCGAAAGGGTTCTCGTTTAACATAATCTGATTCCGCACGGACAGCAGATAACCAGACAGCAAACTTCATTACTATGTAGATAAAGACTATTGGTAGAAAGCATGCAGCTAATACAAGTTTGTTTGACATCAGTAAGAAGACTCTTCTAACTCCAATTCTGGAGATAACCTTACATAATTTAGTGAGTCATTATAAGTTGACAAAATTCTTTCCCAGATAAAATCAAATTCATCTTGAGATAAATTCCTAAAGATAGGTTTATCGTGCCAGTAGATGTGGTATGAATACATACTACTTAGTCTCGTTAATCGCTTCTTTAATTATCCTTTTAAGTTGTTTGCCTTTTTTACCGAGACCAACGGAGGCATCTATTTTAACCTTTACCCAATAAAGACCAATCAAAACTAGAGTGAATGGAATGGCATCTGCCCATGAGATTTCATTCCATGCTTCTACTACATTTAATACTGAGAACATACTAATTACATTTCCATTTACGAAGTGATTTATTTATCCTGCTATCGGGGTCTCTAGCAGTTTTTGCGGAGGTGAGCTTACGCTTCATCCCCTTCATTCTTGAGCAGAATGATTTTCTTCTGCCTGCTGCCTTACCACCTTTCTTTACTTTACCTGTGACTGGTGCTTTTAAATCGCTACCTGGGTTTTGTGCCTCATAAGATTTTCTGCCTTTCTCATTCAGTCCACCAGACTCACTCTTACCAGATTTACGTTGCCAATCTTCTTTTTGGTGTTTCAGCATGCCATCTTTAATATCTTTGACATGAGATTTTCTAAAATCTTTTTTGCTTTCGTCTTTGTCTCTCAAACTATACACAGATGACTTGCCTAGTTTACCAGATTTTTTACCACCCTTTGCTTGATATGAAATGTTTGGTGAGTATTCTTTTAAGTCTTCTCCCTCTGGATTGTATTCATCTGTAAATTTTACAGGTGATGAAACTGTGCCTTTACCTTTTACGTATCTTGTAGTTCTAGGATTCTTAGGGTCATCACTTTTAAAATCTTTATGTATCTTAGCATATTCCTTCCTACTCATCTTTACTTCTTCTTCTCCCATAAAACGATTGTATTTCTGTCTCACTCTATCCTTAACAGATGTGCCAACCATTTTTAATTTATTTTTTACTGAGTAGGGATTCTCTTCTAGTTTAGGATGCTTCTTTGCTATTTCATTAACATTCTCTTCACTCACTCCTGCTTTTCTCAATCTTTCTGCTTGACTCTTATGCATCTTTACTGCAGCATCTAATTCTTTAGCAATCTTTTTGACGTTTGCAGGGACTTCTTTACCCTCTTTCATACCATAGGTTTTACAAGGGTTTTTTCCACACCCGCAATTTTTTTCTTCTTTGACAAGCATTCCACCCTTGCCTACTTTCATACCTTCTGGTATGTCTTTGCATTTGTTTTCATCGAAACAGTAGTATTGACCGTCGCCACATGTCTGCTTCGCTTCAACATACTGTTTAAATGATTTCATGAGACCTTTAATTTAGGATTTTTTGCACAGTGTAATTCATGCTTTTCTATGTATGTATATGGACGCCAGTGACCTTGAGGTGCTACCAGTCCACAATACCTACATACCTTGCTTCTTTCTTCACTTGCCATAATGATACGCTCCTTTGTTTTGTTTTTTAGGAAGTGTCTTACCTCTGACCTTATTGCCAGAAGTCTCTCCTTGACCTGAGGGGTTAGAGCCAGGCTTAGATTTACCAATATTTATAGATTTCCCAGGTTTCTTGCTTTCGGTATCGTGTAGTCTTGCGGGTTTATTTTTATCCTTAGTTACTACAGATTCTTGTCCGTGCTTTCTACCTAAACGACGCATGGTTTTTCCGAAACGTCTCTTAGACATTTTATCAGGTTTTGATGTCTGATAGGAAACCTCTGTGCCAGTTTCACCACTGTCATACTTATACTTGCCTACACCTTTAGTGAAACCAATCCCCTTTTTCTTTAAGTCTTTTTCGAGTCCCTTACGAGACTCCTTATTCTTTTTTTCGTCGCCACCTCTATCTGCAGATATATTACCTGTGACAGAAGTTTTAGACTTATGCAACATTCTAGCAGTTTTATTGCCTTCTGTAAAGTAACTCTTAAAACTTACGTGCTCATACTTGTTTCTACCTGATGGTGATGGTTGTGTGCTGTCAAAATGAGGATTGTTTCTAGCAGCTTGAGATTGTGATGCTCTTTGTTTTTCTAGTTTCTTTGCTTTCTTATCAAGAAAATCTTTCATAGCACCTGATGCTTTGCCTGACCCTTTGTATAGACCATAAGAAGTCCCTTCATTTGCGGGTAAGAAACTTACATACTTCTTATTTTCTTTGTCTCTCATTATCTTAGCAGCGATAGCACCCGCATCTCTACCAGTTGTTTTCTTAGCTGGTTTACGTCCTCCTGTTGCTCTCTTCACAAACTTCATTACACCTTCATACTGGGTGTCTTCTTTCTTACAATCTGGGACTTGCTTCCCACCTTTCATCTTAGTGCCTGTTGCTTTGTATCCTTTCCAACAAGTCTTTTTGTTGGGGTCTCTTCCAACATTTATCTTTGCTTGTCTTAAATCTTCTTTAATATTTTTACCCTTTTTTTCTTGCTCTGGTTTGTTTACACCATGCACCTCTGGTCTATGTTTACCAGGCTCATGATACTTATTACCTTTCTTAACGTAACGTCTTTCCTGATGTCTTGCTCTTCTTACATCAATAGCAGCACCTCTCTCTTCTGGTGGTGCAGCATTACCACCCTTACCAAACATTCTCTTGTTTCTTATTGATGCCTTACCATAATTAGATGCACCCTTCTCATACTTTGCTTCACTCATTGCCTCTTCATGAGTAAATTTCATACCCTTAGTTGCCTTATCTCTAAGTGCTTGACGTTTCTCAGGACTCATATTTTTTTCATAGTCTGCTAACTTCTTAGCATAATTAGGGTTGTCTAGTTTTTTAATTTGTTTTCTATCTTCTTTATTAGGTCCTGTATATAATGCTTCATCTACACCCTGCATCTGACCTCTTCTATTCTTTGCAGCAACTTGTCTAGGTAATCCTCCAGTCTCATCCTGCTTCTTCGTATGTAAAGACCTGTGGTTTGCAACCATTGATTCCACATTGAGTGTTTCTGGATAATCTTTGTCACCTTTCTTTGCGGGTTTCTCTCCTCTTTTTCTTTTTGCGTGTATGTTAGCCCATAAACCTTTCTTTTTTTCCTCAAGATTCTCTTCTCCCATGATAGCACCTTTCCCATACTTCTTACGTATATCCATCTTCACCATATCTAATGCAGATTTACCTTTACCATATTTTTTTTCTGCCTGTTTTTGTAAAACTGTTTTACCTTTTGGTTGCTTTCCACTAGGTGTGTATGATTTATTCTTGGTTTCAGATGACCTATGGTCACCACCTCTCATAAGGATATTATCCTTGTAATGGTCGTAACCTTCCTCATTTACTTTTTCCATTTTTTTCTCAGGTAAACCTTTGTGTTTGGTGGACGCAAAGTCTTTTGCATCTGATTTTTTTATGCTGGAAGCAACTCTGGCAACCTCAGGTGAGGCAGCTTTTGCTTGACCCTCCTTTTGAGCTTGTCGAACCATCCCGAAGAATCTTTGTTGTTTTTTCGAGACTGCGGGCATTCCTGATTATCCTCCGACAATCTGTACTTGCTCGACGATAACGTCGTTAGACCCTGCAGTAAGTTTAACTGCTTTTTGTATAACAGGGACTGTGCCTGCTGATACATCTGCTGTAGACAATGAATAGTCTGCACTAGCTGCTGATGAATCATAATCAGTGGTAATAGTTGTATCAGTCACCGCAGTAACTTTTTTCCCACCACTAGCTGCTGAAACAAAATCAGATGTAAACGCTGTATCACCACCGTTAGCAGTTTGAATAAAGTCTCCGACGACAAATCTATGAGCAGGAGTGCCACCGCCAAGTACAGTAATTACCATAGTGGCAGCATCAGTTGCTGCTTTAATTTGAGCATTCTTTGACTTACCTACTGATAAAAGAATTGCTTCTCCTGCAGCAAGAGTAATAGCAGGACCTGCATCAATCTGAATAGTTGAAGCACTTGCTGCATATGCACGTATCACACCAGATTTTACCGCGATGTAGCCTGAGCCAGACCCCGATATTGTTTGTGTGTCAATGACATTTAATACTGACATTGTATTTGGATTCTCCTTACTAGACTATTTATCGCGTTGTTGTTTTAAGAATTTAGCAAGGTCAGCAGTGCTGCCAACAAACATTGTATTGTTTGTAGTGTTAACTTGCTTATCTTTCTTAGGGTTTTCAATCTCGTTTACCTTCTTTTGTAAGTCTACGAGTTTATCAGCAACGTCACCGACATGTTTAATTAACTGTCCTGCAACCTCAAACGCACGAGGTTGGTCTGACTCTTGTGCTAATTCAAGTATACCGTCTACAGCTTCTTGACCCTTTTCAACCAAAGAATATAAGTGACCACGAGTATACTCATAGTCTTTTTTCAACTGCTCTTTTGTAGATGCAGTTGATTCTATTTCTACTTTTGGTTTTTTCACAGGAATAATATCTGACTCGACATCGAGAGCATCCTCAATGCCATCAAATTTATTCGTCTTGTCCTGTGACTGGATTTCTTGATTTTCCATCTGTAAACTCACTGGTTAATTCATTAAAACCAAAGTTGTCATCAGGGTCAGCATCTATTGGGTCTGGTGTGACCTGATATCTAACTTCCCTTGTAGGCATTGATTTATCTTTTGTATTATAATCAACAATAGCTTTCTTGATAATTTCTGAGTCAGAGTCTTGGACAGGACCGTATAGAAATGTCTTAGCTACAAATGACAAATTATAAACTAAAGTACGACGTGTGTCGTAATCACCTTCATAAACATCATCATAATCAATAGCAGTCAGAGTGACAGGGTAATCTCTCTTCTCACCTAAATCAGGTATTAGATTCATTGTGATGTTAAAAGATGGTTGGAAGAATGGTAGAATCTGCTCTAATATTTGTAGAGAGTCATCTTGATTCTTGGCCATGATAGACAATTCAAAGTTTATGTTATATGGTATTGGCATAAAACTTTTTACATTGTCACCACTAGATTTTGTATTACGTATGAATTGTGTAGGTGAAAGTTTTCTTGTTGGGTCATAACTAATACCTTGTATCTCGAAAGATAATCTAGGCAAAGTAATCTGGACTTGGTCTTTAGTAGTTAGGTCTCCTAACGCAGCTAAACGAGTAAGAAACTTTTGTCTAGGACCATAAGCAAGAGGCACTTTCATCACCTCTGTCTTACTACCCTTAGTGCGTCGGATTTCAATATTATTAAAAAGTGTCCCGAAACCGATAACAGTTTTTTTAATTATTTCATGGTAAGAATATGTGCCCAACATTATAAGGTACCTCCAGAGTTTCCATAATCACCAAAGGGGTTAGCCTCAGTGAAATCTATAATAGCATCAGCCTGTGTTTCTAAGGTGAAGTTTTGGTCTGTCTCACTATTCATATTATTTAGTGTATTATATGTAGCAGAAGTCCATGCTGCACCAGATGTGTTGCCTGTTATGGTCTCAGGTATACTGAAAATACCAGACCTATTATACACAACTAACTGACGTGTAGCGGAATTCCATGTCTTAACTTCAGCAGTCACATTAGAGTTACCACCTGTCACAATCTCTCCTGCAACAAAATCTCCTGTGCCACCATCAGCAACGTTAACACTAATGGCATTAGCAAAGTTAACTTCTAGAGCATCAACCTCAGCAATACCTGTTTCAATATCTTCATCGCTGTATTCAAATAACTCACAACGTAAACCCCACACATGCACTTTACCCAACTGGTAAAATGGGACTTCGTGCTCTACAAATTGTATCTCAAATGTTTTGTTTGCCATAGGCAAATGAATTAGGTCACCTTCATTAGGACGACCTTCTACAATTAATTGTGCATTATCGTCTACTGCTGCTGTAAATCTCTCTCTTGATATTATAAAAGTAACTTGGTCTGCTATCCTTACACCAAACTTACTAAACATATCTCCGTCACCACGAAATCCTGTAGCATCTTCAATGTATGCTTCTATGAGATAAGCACTTGTAAACTTACTTAAACTATCTTCCTCAAATACAAAATCTCTATTTACCAATGTGCGAGGTATATAATAAACATCTTTACCAAACATTTTGATTTGCTCGGTAACTAAACTACCGACTAAATCTTGCTCGCCTGTTGTGCCTTGTGTGAAAAAAGAATTAGTTGCCATTATCCTATCATATCTAGAGGTGGTGTTTCCCAAACCATTCTAAGCTCTTCATCAAGTCGTTTTAATTCATCAACTGCGTCGTTATAAATCATCTCACCATTTAATGTGACACCCCCTGGCATTTGCACACCAGTAAACTTAGTTAAGTTTTGACCCCACTGCTTTTTAATTTTAGCAGTAGCATAATCCTTAACCCACATCTGATTATATATTTCAGTCCACGTTGTAGGGTCAAGTGCCCTCCATGCTTTAATCACAATAAATGTATCTAACAATGCGTCAGTTGACCAATCAAAATCTAGATATAATCTATCTTGTACCTGAGAATATCTAACTGGTTTCTGTCCCTCCAATAGAAAATCGATAGTTTCTAAGTGTTGTTTAATCATATAGTAATGATAAAACTGTGTAGATGTAAAATCATACAAGTCATTTAATCTCATCTGATATCTAATATCAAATATATTAGATGTCCCTTTATCTGTAAATGAGAATATACCTTCAATAGCAAGTATATGTTCTGGCACTTCAATAAATTTATTTGACTCTAGCCATATATCATTGCCTGCGTCAGATGTAGTGCTAGTATTTGTATCAGCACGGTCAAGCACATCTTGCGTAATCTTATGTTTTAAATAGCAACGCTCAGCACCATCGTAATGATACTGTTGAAATTTTTGTAAGGTGTAATCAATAGAATCATCACATTGGTCATCAGAAACGTTTATCTCCAAGACTGGTTTACCCAGTCTACGAAGAGCATATTCTTTTAATTCAGCTTTGGAAGTAGGAATTGCCATTTGTTTATGTCATTAATGCAACTCTAGATTTGAAGTCTGCAAAGGATGTGGAAGCAGCAACAACAGTTTTAAAATCACTCAACGTAATTGTTTCTTCCTGTAATGCAGATGCAGCAAGAGCACCTTGTGCAGCAGTAGCAAAGTCACCTGTAGCAGCTGCAGCAGCAGTACCTAGAGTAGGTTTGTTAGATAAGTCATCATAATCACCAGAGAATAATGTAGGTTTATTACTTAAATCATTGTAATTGCCAGAGAATAATGTAGGTCTATTGCTTAAGTCATTGTAATTGCCAGAGAATACAGTAGGCAATGTAACGCTCATCACACCAGTAGAAGCATTATAAGATAAGTCACCGCCTGCACTAATTGCACTACGAGCACGTGCAGTTGTGTGATAAAGGTTGCTACCCTCACTCAAGTCACTTGTAGATGCAGCAGCAATTCTTGCATCTGCTCTAGCATCTGTGTAGTATAGATTTGAGCCTTCTGTTAAATCACTTGTAGTAGCAGCAGCGATTCTTGCGTCTGCTCTAGCATTAGTAAAGTATAGGTTGCTACCCTCAGTTAAATCAGAAGTTGTCTGATTGGTGAGGTCAAGGTTTGCACCAACCTGTAATGCAATACGAGCATCAGCACGAGCATTAGTATAATAGAGATTGCTACCCTCTGTAATATTACCTGTGTCAAACTCAGTAAAGTCAATCGCTAGGTCAGCAGAGGTAAGTTTAATACCTGTGCCATATGTGAAATGAGTGCGTGTCCTAGCAGCAGTTGTAAATAAATTAGTGCTACCTTCAGTTACGTTGTCTGTGTTAATATCAGATTGTGTAACTGTTAATGTGTAGGTATTAGCAGCATCATCATATACCTTAGTAATACCTGTGCCTGCAGTGAATAGATTGTTTACTCTGTCATCTACTCTTTCATCTGTATAGTATAGATTGTTTCCTTCTGCCAAATCATCAGTATC